GCAGCACCTGCAACCGCAGCAAACGCAGCAGCAAATGATTCGCAATATAAAAAAGTACAACAGGCAGTGGCTGCATTGAGCACACAGGATCGAGCTATGATTGTTGACCTGCTAACCAAAGATCCTAAAGTGCAGGCAGCTCAGCAAGCTGCTGCTCAGAAGAAAAACAAACCTACTGCAACTCCCCCAGCTAAACCTAATACTATGACAAATGCACCGGTATCTAAGACAAATACCGCAAAACCAGGCAATCCTAATGCTGCTCCTGCAGCAACACCCCCAGGTAAAAAACCTGCTGCTACATCAACAACATCGTCAGTTCAGCAGAAAACATTAACATCTAAAGGTTTTGGTCAAATGGTAAATCAATTAGGAGCAAGACCTAGTTAAAAAAACGGCAATTGAGTTTTCTTAGTGGTCTCTAAATTTTCTTTAATAATTTCACTGATAATCTCACGCTCGTCGGGTGTGAGATTTAGTGCTTCTTGATAACTCATGCCGCGCATATACCAACAGATTTTTAATAGATCTGTTTTTAGTATCCGGGCCTCGCGTTCTAGTTGTTGAACAAACTGTAAGATCTCCGGCCTGGACCAGTTTAAGATCTTACTCCGAAAAAATTTGATTGATCCATGTTTAGCGTGATTTTATAGTCATGACTACAAGATCCGCATTTCACTGTTTGTACTTCAAAATCAACTTTTTTCTTCATTTCAGATATATGATCTGAAATTTTATTGAATACATCCTTAGGAGCATTGTTAATAAATTCTTTAATCATAGCTTGATCAGTGACATCAGCAGTGGGAGTCTTAATAGCAGCAATACATCCAGCTATGACATCCACAGTCATTTCTGTGAGTTTAACAAAACTTTGTCCAAACTTTTCAACTTTTTCGTCATCTTCCATGCTGTCGTCATTAACAATATTGAATATTTTTTGCTGTTCTATGGCTTTAATACTTTGTTTGCTGACTTCTTGATAGTTATAAGGTCTAATAGTTACAATTAATTCTCCTAGATCAACTGTGGGTTGATATTCAAAATTACTAACTTGCTCTAGATAATTGACCATGTTCATTTGATAAGTGTTTTCTTCTTTGCAGTCCGGGCAGTCACTACTAAAATCCATAGTATCACCGTAGGTAGCGATTCGGATAGCAATCAAAAGCGCATCTAGGTCTATGCTTGGCACCTTCCAAGGATCTTTAACAGCCGGAACACAGCTTTTGATTAATTCAACTGTGGCTTGACCGTTTAATAAAGCATCGGGTGTTTTAAAAATTAATTCATCTTTGGCAGTCATAGCATATACAGGATACTCTCCATTGACTGAAACATCTAGTGCTCCATCTGGATAAAAATTTCCTTGACTAGGCAATGTGATGTAAATTTTTGGTTGACGAAAATATGCCACCAACGGATTGAATTGTTTTTGATTTTCTACCATTTTTAACCCCCGATAAATAAACTATAGCACACTATTTATATGCGCATTTTTCTGGAAATAATTAAATGGCAGAAGTAACCGGCCGCATTGGTCAAAATGATGTAGAACTCAACAACGCAGCTACTGAAGCTACGTTGAAACAATTGCTGGCCGCTATGATAGCTCTAGGAGCTAAGTCAGGAAAAGAATACAAAAGTCAAGCAGCACTTGAAAAGGACATGCAGAAATTCATCAAACAGATGAATTCAACAACAACGGCTGCCGACAAAGCTGAAAAACAAACAACCAAACTTACAGATGCACAGAAAAAACAAATAGATCAACAGAAAAAAGTTGAAGAGGCAAATCAAAAAAATATTGAAAGCCTTAAAAAACAATATGATGCTAGTATAGCTGCTGAAAAAGCCATACAGGATCAGATCAAAGGTTTGAAAATGGGAGAAGCAGCACTTAATACTTTAAGTGGTGCTATGAACAGTGTAGGTAGTGGTATATTCAGTTTTGCTGATCAGCTTGCCAATGCTGGGAATAATCTGGCTGGCGCCAATGCTGCATTTTCAAAGATTCCTGTTTTTGGTGGAATGTTGTCCACAGTATTTGGAGCTGTGGCCAGTGCTGCTGAAAAATCACTTAAAAGTTTCCAAGACATAGCCAGTGTAGGAGGAGCAGTCACCGGAGGTTATAATTCGATAATAAATTCAGCCACAGCGGCTGGGTTGACTATGGATCAGTTTACAGGAGTAGTAAAGAAGAATTCTGAAGGTCTTGCCTTGTTTGGAGGCTCGGTTGGAGAAGGTATTAAACGATTTACTAATGTGTCAAAGCAGATACAAAAAAGCGGATTAGCTAGTGAACTTCAGGCCTTAGGATATTCTACAGAAGATATTAATTCCGGGTTAGCAGGATTTTCGACTATGCTAGCTAAAACTGGTGCTGCTAGAGGAATGACCGACTCGCAGCTGGCGGCCAGCGCTGGGGCATATTTAAAAAATCTAGATGCTGTTTCAAAACTCACAGGTAAAAACAGAGAAGATTTACAAAAAGAACACGATGAGCGCATGAGAGATGCTCAGTTTAGATTGATGATGCGTGGCATGGATGCCGACAGTCAGGCTAATCTTCATGCACTTATGGATTCTATACCTAAAGAGCATCAAGCAGGTCTAAAAGAAATTATGGCCACCGGAACAGCTACTAGCGAATCGGGCGTACAGGCCATGGCATTTTTAAAAGGCATGGGAGTTGATGCTCAACAGTTTGGTCTACAGGTTAGAAATAGCAAGAAACTGACTAAGGAAGGCATGTTAGCCTTTTCGGATCAATATCAAAAAGGTGCCAAAGCATTTGCTAATAGTCCTATAGCAGAAACACTAGGGAAATTTGGTACTGATGCACAAAAAGGATTTGTAGTAGCGTCATTGGATGTGGCAGAAAGAACCAAGACATTGGGTCAAACTTTGGACGAGACTGCTCAAGCTCAAAAGGATGCCGGTAACAAACAAGCAGCAGCCATCGAAGATGCTAAAAAGAAAATGGCCGAGCTTAGTAATAGATTTATACAGATCTTAGCTAACAGTAGTTTATTGCCTCTTATGTTGTCGGCCTTTGAAAAAGGCATGGAATACGTTACTCCTATCTTAATTAACACTATAGAATTTATAGGTAAACATGGAAAAACGTTTGGTGCAGTAATGATCGGCGTGTTAGGAGCCTTAGCTTTATTTAAAGCAGCAGTTATAGCTAATCAAATAGCACTTCAAGCACAAGCATTGAAAACTGGACCGTTGGGCAAAGCATTAGATGCAGCTACCGGAAAACTAACTAAATTACCGTTAGGTGGGGCAGCGGGTGGGGTAGCTAAAGCAGCGGGTGGGGCAGCAGGTGGAGCAGGCGCCGGTATAACAGGAATGATATCAAACATGCTTGGACCTGTAGGTGGAATGTTTAGCACTCTATTAAAGCCTTTACAGTTTGTAGGAAGTATGTTTAGCAGTGTAGGAAGTGTGATCACTAGATTCCTTGGACCTATAGGACTTGTTATAGGTGCTTTTGTAGTTGTTAAAGATATTTTAGAGGAATTTGGAATTGACTTTGGAGATATCGGAGATTTTATTAGTGAGACATTTACAGAAATTGGTGGATACATCAGCGAAACATTAAAAGAAGTTGGCAGCTACTTTCAAGGACTGTACACTGATTATGTTCAACCAGTGTTTGAAACCGTTGGAGAAATCTATCGAGCATCTATTAAAGGAATAGTCAAAGGCATTGATTATTTAAAATGGGGTTTCATGTGGCTTAGTGACAAGGTTATCAAAGCTGGTCAAGGTGTTTCTGATTTTATTGGTATGCTGATAGATAATAGTCCTTTGATGCTAATAGTTGATAATTTTGGATCAGTAGTTGACAATATTTTGGCCATGTTACCTTCTTGGGCCGGCGGTATCAGCAAAGAAGAAAAAGAACGTAGGGATGCTCTAAGAGCTACAGCCAAAGCAGAGAAAGAAAAAATCAAAGAGGAAAAGGCTAATCAAAGAAAAGCCGAAGCAGATGCACGTGAAGCTGCTATGAAGCAAGAAGAAGCATCTGTAGAAGCAAGACGAGAAACAAGAGAAAAAGCCAAAGCAGATAAAGCAGCAGCTAAAGCTGCTAAAGAAAAAGCCGATGCCGATACTTCGGGCACTGCTGCTACGGAAGCAAAAACAGAAGCAGAAGCCAAGGCTGCTGCACCTAATGCATATAATGACCCTGCAACGTTACTTAAACAGTTTAACGAGCAACAAACTAGACCAACAATGCGAAAACCTACAGAAGGTAAACCTACAGAAGGTAAACCTACAGAAGGTAAACCTACAGAAGGTAAACCACCTGCAGCAGCAACTCCGGCAATGGAAGGTCTAGGTAAAGTTGCTGCGCACTTTGAATCGGGTGGCAAAGCTGGTACTATATCCACTGGCCATGGTGATCTTGGAGGTAAAAGTTACGGAGCTTTCCAGTTATCTAGTAAGACTGGAGATGTGGATAAGTTTCTCAAATCATCCGGATATGCTAAACAATTTGAAGGTCTTCAAGTAGGGTCTGCAGGATTTGATAAAAAATGGAAAGAATTATCAGAGTCTAAAGAGTTTGCAACAGCACAACAGCAACATGCGGTTAATACACACTACAATCCGCAGATGGAAAAACTTAAAAAGTCGGGATTGGATCTTTCAGGTAAGGGTGCAGGAGTACAAGAAGCTATAATGAGCACTGCTAATCAATATGGTGCTAATACTGATGTGATTCAAAAAGCATTGTCTGGAAAAGATGCTGGAAAGATGTCTGACAAGGATATCATCAATGCGATTCAGGATTATAAAAGTCAAACAGTAGGTCAACGCTTTAAAAGTAGTTCTGCAAGTGTTCAAGCTGGTGTACAGAAGCGAGTTGAACAAGAACGTGCTATGCTATTGGCAACACAAGGCGATGCTCAATCTAAAACTGCTGATGCTCAACCTAAAACTGCTGCTGCTCAACCTAAAACTGCCACTGAAGCTAAAAAACCTAATAATTCTCAATCTTATAAAATCAACGGTAAGGAGGTTAGCAAGGAACAATTTGACGAGTATATGAAAAATAACCCAGAAATGGCCAAACTAATGGGTACTAAACCAAATGATGTTACTCAGTCTAAAAATATTCCTGTTCAACCAGCAGGCGCTGTTCAACCTAATACCACAGCTACTCCGGCAGCTAATACAGCCGCTGCAGCTACAACTAAAGACTCAGCTCCTACTGCAACAAACCCAGAACCTGTAAAAACAGTACAACCGACATCTGTACCTGTCTCTAAGGGTCAAGATTCTGCAGAAACGCTGTTAACACAGTTAAATATGCAAATGGGTAAATTAATTGCTATCAATGAGCGATTGTTGGAAACCAACGATAGACAGTTGAAAACACAACGCAATATGGCCAACGGTACGGTATCAACATAATTGGATAAAATATGAGCTGGAAAAAATACTTCACTCCTGTAAATGTCGGTAATTCGGCAGTACCGTCAACATCTACAGCTGGTAGATCTAGACCTGGACCTTATAGAATGAACTATTCTAGTTTTCTTCCTGATGTCTACGCCGGAACGCCAAATCGTATCGAGCGATATATGCAATACGATACCATGGATATGGATTCAGAAATTAATGCTGCATTAGATATTTTAACTGAATTCTGTACACAAAAAGATAAAGAGAATTCCACTCCTTTTCATATTAATTTCAGAGGAACTCCTACGTCCACTGAAGTAAAATTATTAAAAGAGAGTTTACAGAAATGGTGCCGAACCCAACAATTTGAAAATAGAATTTTTAGAATTTTTAGAAATACATTAAAATACGGAGATTGTTTTTTCTTGCGTGATCCGGAGAGTAAAAAATGGTTATGGGTCGACTCTGCTAAAGTTTCTAAAATTATTGTTAACGAGAGCGAAGGTAAAGTTCCAGAACAATATATTATCAAAGATATTAATTTTAATTTTGTAAATTTAATTGCAACCACACCACACCCTGTGACTAATACAGCACCTAGCGGAACTGGTAGTTATACATCTGGAGGCGGCTTTGGCAGGGGCATGGTCGGCGGAGCCGCCCAACCTCCAGGCACACGTTTTTTTAATCAACAGAACGAAGTGGCAATTGATGCCAAACATGTAGTACATATCAGCCTCAGCGAAGGCATTGACCTAAATTATCCTTTTGGAAATTCTATTTTAGAATCTGTATTCAAAGTTTATAAGCAGAAAGAATTATTAGAAGATGCAATTATTATCTATCGTATTCAACGTGCGCCTGAGCGTAGAATTTTTTATGTTGACGTAGGAAATATGCCAGCACATATGGCCATGGCATTTGTTGAACGTGTTAAAAATGAAATACAACAGAGAAGAATACCTTCTAATTCCGGTGGTGGCCAAAATTTAGTAGATGCTAGTTATAATCCTCTGAGCGTCAACGAAGATTATTTTTTCCCTCAAACAGCAGAGGGCCGCGGTAGTAAAGTTGAAACACTACCGGGAGGCACTAATCTAGGTGAGATTACAGATTTAAGATTTTTTACCAACAAATTATTTCGAGCATTACGCATACCAGCAGCTTATCTGCCAACTGGTATTGAGGAAGCATCGAATACCATTGCCGATGGCAAGGTAGGTACTGCGTATATTCAAGAATTAAGATTCAACGAATATTGCAAGCGTCTACAAAGCAATATTATCGAAACCTTTGATACAGAATTTAAATTATGGTTAGGTACATCTGGTATTAATATTGACGGAGGATTATTTGATTTACAATTTAATCAACCTCAAAATTTTGCGGCATATAGACAAGCGGAATTAGATACTACAAGGGTGGCTACTTTTGCACAGGTACAACAAATTCCTCACCTTAGCAAGAGATTCGCTATGCAACGTTTCTTAGGTATGACCGAAGAAGAAATTAAAGAAAACGAAAGGATGTGGAAAGAAGAAAATGGTGGAAAGCTACAACCTGTTGGTGATGCTGCTGCTGAATTAAGGAGTGTTGGTGTAACACCCGGAGCAGTTACCGGGGAAGCGGAAGTACAAACTGCAGAAGCTCCAGAAGAAATGGCTGCAGAGGCAGGCGCACCTCCGCCGGAAGCAACCCCAGCTTAATAAATACAATATGCTTCTTAACGAATTTTTTTATTTTAAAGATAACAAAGACAGTCTTGGACTTGATCGTAGATACGACAACTCCAAAGATAGTTCTGTACTAAAAAAATCAGATACGCGAAAACTAAGATTAACGCTTGGTCAGATAAATCAACTTCGTATGCAAAGTGAAGCACATGAATTTGAAACTGAGTCAGAACTATAATTTATTAAACAAATGTACGCGACTCCAGTTGAAACACCAGAATCCTAATATTGAAACAGCATTTGTACTTGGAAACGGTGTCAGTAGATTACGATTAAATCATAATCAATTGCCGACACTGGGCACTGTCTATGCCTGCAATGCAATATATCGAGAATTTGAACCCGACTTTTTAGTAGCAGTTGACGTTAAAATGGTCAATGAAATAGTAGCTTCTGGCTGGCATAGAACACATCAAGTTTGGACTAATCCTAACAAAGGAATCAATGATAAAAAACATATAAACTTTTTTAGTCCACACAAAGGGTGGAGTTCTGGACCCACTGCTTTGGGATTTTCTGTAGAACGCGGTCATAAAGAAGTTTATATTTTTGGTTTTGACTATCAAGGGAATCAAGGTAGATTTAATAATATATATGCAGATACGTACAACTACAAAAAAAGCACAGATGTAGCTACATATCACGGAAATTGGTTAAGTCAAACTGAACGTGTAATAAGAGAATGGAAAAATGTAAATTTTTACAGAGTAGTAGAAGACAGTGGATTTATTCCAGATAGATTAGAAAATATACCAAATCTTAAACATATATCCTATGAAGATTTTGGTAAAATATACCCAGATTGTATTTACGATCAAACATCTAATCAAAAAACTACCATTTAACCATCTTTTTTTTAATCTTAATGTAAATATAATACAGCCCAATCACTTGAGGAGATTTAATCATGGCAGATAATAAAATTGAGCAAATGCTCGAACACCTAGTCAACGATGATGTTGCTAAGGCAGAAGAATTATTCCACGAGTTTGTAGTAGCAAAATCTCGTGAGATCTACGAAAGTCTTATCGATGCAGAGATCGACGAAGCCGCAGAAGAAGACGAAGAAGACGAAGAAATGGAAGAAGCAGCTCCAGCTGCCGCTGAAGAAGATGACGAAGACCTAGATGAAGCAGTCGATGACGAAGATATGGACGAAAATTTCGAAGACATTGCTATCGAAGCTGATGACGAAGAAATGGACGACATGGACGACATGGACGCCATGGGCGGCGATGCAGGCGATGACGCACTAGACGACATGGAAATGGACGGAGAAGAAGGGCCGGAAGAAGAAAAATCCGAAGAGGAACTTTTCCAAGATCTAGATTCAATTGTTGACGAACTACAAGCCAAATTTGACGAATTAAAAGGCATGGAAGCCGGCGAACACGGCATGGGTGACGAAGAAGGCGAAGAAATGAAAGATGCTTTCGAACCAGAAATGGCCACTGTGCGTGAATATGTAGAGAAAGTTCCAGCAGGCCATGGCGCAGAAAAGAAAGGCGCAGCAGAAAAAGCTGACAATAAAAAAAGTTTAATTGATAATATGAAGAATGATATGGGCGGAACAACTGCTAATATTCTTTCTTCTAAAGAAGATGCAGCAACCTACGCAAATCAAGGTGCTTTGAAAGGCAACGGTGTATTGAAAGGCAAGCCATCTGACATGAATACTAAAAATATTAATGTTCCAGGCGGCAATGCTGGTAAAACAGCGTTTAAAACCAAAGAATCTGGACATGGCGCAGAGAAGAAAGGTGCCGGCGAGAATGCCGACAACAAGCAAAGCCTTTTCCGTGGCCGTAGATAATAGGAGCGATATCAAGTGAGAACTCACTTAGCAGAGCATTTGAGTTACGACCAGGCTCAGATTGTTCTTGAGCGAGATGAAGGTGCAGACGGTAAGAAAAGTTTGCACCTCAACGGGATTTGCATCCAAGGCGATATCCGTAATGCAAATCAACGTGTTTATTCTTCTCAAGAAATTGGCAGGGCTGTCAAAACGCTTAATGAACAGATCTCTGGCGGCTACTCAGTGTTAGGTGAAGTTGATCATCCTCAAGATTTAAAAATCAACCTAGACCGTGTATCACACATGATTACAAAAATGTGGATGGACGGTCCTAACGGCTACGGAAAACTTAAAATACTTCCAACACCTATGGGGCAATTAATTGCAACCATGTTGGATAGTGGAGTTAAATTAGGTGTAAGCAGTAGAGGTTCGGGGGAAGTCGACGGCGACGGAAATGTTCAAGGATTCGAGATCATTACAGTAGATGTAGTAGCACAACCAAGCGCCCCGGGAGCATATCCTACACCAGTATACGAACATTTAATGAATAATCAAGGTGGTTATCAGGCATTTAAAATAGCACAAGAAGTACAAGGCAATCCAAAGGCACAGCGTTACATAGCAGAAAGCCTGAAAAAAATAATTTCAGGACTCAACTAAAGTAGGAGAATCACATGCTAGACATCGTAAAACAACTGTTTGAAAACAATGTGATTTCCGAAGATATAAAATCGGAAATTGAAACTGCTTGGAATAGCAAGATTCAAGAAAACCGTGACCAAGTTACTCAACAACTACGTGAAGAATTTGCTCAGAAATATGAGCATGACAAGTCGGCAATGGTCGAAGCAGTGGAATCAATGCTTACAGATCGCCTTCAAGCAGAATTATCTGAATTCGCCGAAGACCGTCAAGGGTTAATCGAAGCCAGAGCTAAGTATGCTAAAAAAATGAAACATGACACAAATGCCATGGAATCATTTGTACTAGCAAATCTTAAGAAAGAAATCTCAGAACTTCACGAAGATCGTAGAACAGTAGCAGAAAACATTGCACGTTTGGAATCCTTTATTGTCGATACGCTTTCGAAAGAAATTTCGGAATTTTATCAAGATAAAAAAGATCTTGCAGAAACTAAAGTTAAACTCGTTCGCGAGTC